TACTACAGACCCGAGAAACTACAGAAGCTACGGCTACTTATCCCACTATTACAGTATTGGAATACGATCAGTAAGGAGAAGGAATGCCTACTGAGATTTTAAGATTGGGGCCTTTTACAGGAGGATTGAATATTGGATCAGATCCAGTGCTTGTGCAGGATAATGAATTAACTGATTGTTTAAATTTTGAACTTGATACAGATGGATCTCTTGTAAGCAGGCCATCTATTCAAATTATGTTTCAAGGGGCAACCAATCAAAGACTTCTTATTTTTGGTTCTATTGTATTCAGTGGTACTTTGTACTTGTTTGCAACTAGAGATGGTAAGACTTTTGTTAGTTCGAATGCAGGCAGTTCTTGGACCGAATTGAATCCTGGAGCAGTTTCTCGTGAATGTAAAACAATGGAAGTTTATAATAATACAGTATGGCTACCTGCCACCCCCGGAAGCGCTAACGGCGGAATATCTTGGACTGTTGGCGGTGGCGCTGTTGCAGTTGCTGCTATGCCCAGAGCTGAAAAGTGTGTAGTTCATAAGAACAGGTTATATTTATGTCCCGGAAATACGGCAACTTCTAATGCATCTCGTCTCTCGTTTTCAGCATCGGCCGATTTTACTACATGGCCTGGTACTAATTTTATTGATGTACAGCCTGGTGATGGCGATACTCTCAATAATGTGGTCGTCTATCAAGATAATCTACTACTTTTTAAAGGAGAAAGTACTCATGTTCTTGCATACGATTTAGATCCTGCTGATGCGATTCTTCGTGAAATTAATCCTGTAGTTGGATCTGATGGGAGTCTAGGAGTAGTACAGTATGAAAATACGGTGTATGCTTTGCACCGTAACAAAGTATACGAAATTATTAATTATAACTTTTCTCTGCTCAATCTTAAAGTGCCGCTTGTATTCGATAATTCATTACCTACAGGTACTACAACGAGATATGAAAATCAGCATTTAAGTATTTTAGGAGAACGTCTTGTTGTTAGATACTATAACCGTACCTATTCTTTCCAACTTCGTACTAAAACCTGGGGAGAATGGTCAAAAACTGATGATACCTCAACCATTGAATGGCATATATTCGGTCCACTCATTAGAGCACGTGATCTCACTGGATCAGGGCTTGATTCTTATTACACGGGATACTCCTTCGACGTCTCTTCCGGAGGCTATAAAGTCATTAAGATCATTGATGGTAGATCAAGTGGTACTTCCGAAGGACTAGGTACTCATAAATTTTACTGTGTAGCGACTACTAAAGATTATGACATGGCTGATCCTGTTAGATACAAGAAATTGTTCTGGTGGAGTGCGGATGTAATTACAGGTAAAGACGTTACTGGATTTGCTACTCCTATTACTTTGATTAACTCAACTACATGGGATGCTTTAAATGGTGAAACATGGGCTGACTTGAATACTTGGGAGAATCCTACTGCTGGTGCAAATAGTTTTCAAGAGACTATTACAGGTGATGATATTGCTAACACTAATAAGTTAATCAAATTCGGAAAAACAATGAGATTCAGAAAGATTAACTTTTCTTTACGATTAGAGACTAATGGAACTACAGCACAACCTACTAAGATTTTTCAATATGCAGCTGTGGTAGGTATCAAGCAATTGGTGAGTGCTAGAATTTCATAATGCGAAAAGGAGGAAGTAAAATTATTTATCAAGGTAAACAATTTCTTCCTTATGCCGCTGGAGATAAAATTTACGGTGGTGGAAGGGATGCTCCTAATATTGGTCCTGTAGACCCTTCTGGCCACAGAGAGAGGGATTTAAAATATCAAGCTAGACGAACGGCAATGTTACGCAGATTAAAGGCAGTTAGTAGTGGTAACCAAATGAGTGCTGATGTGGGGAGGATAATTTAATGCCTATTGATAATTCAGGTGGAAGTAGTATTGGTGCTAGTTTTGGTTCTGCTATTTCTAAGGCACTTAAGCCTAGATCGGCTGGTAGTTCTGTAGGTAGGGCTGTTTCTAGAGCATCTAGGAGTAGTAGGACGCGTTCTCGGAGCAGTGGGGGAGGTACTAGGTATTCTATTCCTGAAAATAGGGGAGGTGGAAAATCTAGGGGTGGAGGTGGTCGTCCTGAGATGTCCATTCCTGAAAATCACTATAACACGCCCAAAACAGGTATTCCGGATATTAATGCTTTCTTAGGTACTGATGCTGCATATCAAAATGTAGTACGGGGAGGAAAGCGTAGCTTAGCTGATTTTTTAAGTGAATTAGGTCGCCGACGCGGAGAAGCTGGAACTCAGTTTACTCAAACTAAGGCAAGTATGGAACGTGATCGTGTTCAGCAATTAGAAGATTTACGTAATGAATTTGCATCTCGGGGTTTAATTCAGTCTGGTCTTTTTGGTGAAGAGCAGGGAAAATTTCAGCAACAATTTACTCAGCAATCTCAAGCTTTACAGCAGCAGCAGGCAGCTTTACTTGCTGATTTGATGTCTCAGGAAAAGAATTATCGTAGGGAACAAGATTTAGCTCTTGAAGCTGCAAAACAAGAAGCACTCGCACGACGTGCTGCAAAATATAAGATTGGTGCTTAGTTTAAGGAGTAGTGATGGCAGGTGTTTTTCCCGGGCCTGACATTGCGGCCCTTTTAGAAAGATTAACTAGAACTCCACGACAGTACGCTTTAGGTGAACTTAAAAGAACTATTCCTTTTGTTGGTGGTCCTTTTTCTGCAACTACTCCTTCAATTCTTAATTCTCAACGAGGTGCTTCTCCCAGACCAACTCAGAATTATGGTAATATTGGTAATGCTTTTGGTAGTGCCGTTAGTGATGCAGTAACTCAATTAGGTCAGATGCAGCCACAGGATCCTCTGATGGCTCTTTATCAGCAACTATTGAGCCAACTTCAACAGCCTGTCAATATGCCCACCAGTGTTAATACTGCTGATTTAATGTCTCAGGTGCATAAAGTTATTGATCCTATTTACGATCAAAGATCTAAAACTGCGCAAGCGCAGGGTACTAGAAATCGTCAAGAAGTTAAAGATATGTACCGAGCTTTGTCTAACGATTATGAGAGATTGGCGCCACAACAAGCTGCACAAGCTGCTGATGCACAAAAACAAGTTGAGCAATTATACGGTCAATTGCGCAGCAATATTCAAGGTGATTATTCAAGGGTCTCAAATGAGCAAGGTGAACTCTTTAAGCAGTTAGGAATTGAAGCCGCTCTACCTGATGTATTACAAGAACAGCAAGCTCCTGTGGCTGATGCTTTAACAGGTGCTGCTGAAAATCAGGCTCAACAAGCACAGAGATATATGGATATTGGACAAGCTGATCAAACTTATTACCGCGAAGGTTCTCCAAATGCTACTATGGCAGGTAATGAAATTTCAACAAATATGCTGGCTGAATTACAGGATTATTTAAATAACCTTGAAGCTGAACGAACTTCTGGTATTCAAGAAACTTATATGAATCAGTACAATCAAGCTCAAAATATGTTAATGCAGCAGCAGCAGATGGCTCAAGGTGAAGCAGGTCGCCGTCAAGGTATGCTGTGGGATATGTTACAAAGTCAATTACAAGGACGTAAACAGCAAGCGTTGACTCCTGACACTTATATGTCACAATTATCTCCTGATGCTCAGCAGGAGTTGGCGAATGCCTTTACGCGTCTTCAGCGTAGTCCTGAGGCTGTATATGGTAAGGTTGAAGATAAGCGTAATCCCGTTCCTGGTACTTTTGTAGATACGACTCCTCAGTGGTTTATGGCGCAAGCTGATGAAATGTTGCGACGTGGTGAAATTGATGAAGAAACTCATCAGGAACTTTTAATGTACTTGCAGTTGTATTACGGTAAGAAGTAACTATGACCGATCAAGAACTAACTAATATTCTTGCTAACTTAGTTAGAGAGAATGCACGCAGAGGTCCTTTACCTAATTTTCAGCAAGTAGCTGGTTTATCTCAATCTGTCCTTTCAGGTGTTGGAATTCAAAATCCCTATAAGTCTACTGAGGAGAATAATCGTAAAGATCCGCGTGGACCGGGTGTTGTTAATAGAATTATTGATCTTATGTCTCGACCGCTCTATGGGGTATTAAATCCTATTAAGCAAGAAATTCTCGAACATAAAGATGAAGATCCTTTAGTTGCAGGTATTCATGCAGCAACAGACTTTCTAAATCCTATGAAGACTGGACCGAATGTTGTAGCAGGTCTAACTGGAAAAGAAAAAACTACAGGTAGAGATATTGTTGAAGAAGTAGTTCCTGAAGGTTCTCCAGGTGCTGCTAAATTTGCAATTGGTATGGGTATTGATATCTTAGCTGATCCATTAACTTATCTTGGTGGAATCGGTCTAGCACCAAAATTAGGAAAAGCTGCTAAAGCCAGTACTGAAGCACTTAAAGCTGTTGAAGAAGGTACTGGAAGAACAGCTCAAAATTTAGTAGAAGAAATTTCCCGCAGAGCTGCAACACAGGCTAATAATCTCAACAAAGTAGATGAAGCAGTCCCTCCTCCGTCTAGTATTCCCACTCCTGTTTCTGATTTAAATGCTGCTACTCCGATGCCTGCCGGACCTCAATTAGCACTCCCTAGTGTTGCATCTGAAGTACCTAAAACTCCTATCGTTTCTAATCTTAGACAACATATTCCCCCATTAGCTCTTTCAGACAAGCCCTTCTCTGCCCTGCCCGACATTAAGCGGTTAAATGAGCAGATTATCAAGACAAAGAGCCCTGTGGCTAAGAACATTCTTAGGAAGCAAATTGAGAAACTTCAAGCTGGAGTTAAACCGGCAGACGCACTTACTGAAGCTAGAATTGCTCCTCCTCCTTTTCCTGAGTTAAGTATTAATGAACGATGGATTAATACAGCAAGAGAAGCAGCACAAGAGTTTCTTAAAAATAATAGAATTAGAAATATCAACCATGTAGGACAGACAAATCTTTATAATAAAATTCTTCACGCAGCTGGTAAAGTGCGTAAAGATCGTAGAGCCTTTCATGTTTTTCAGATGCTTAGAATTGCAGAAGAAGAAGTTTTACAGGCTGGTAGGCATTTAGTAGATGCTGAAGGTATTAGTGTTCGACTTAGTGACATTGCTAATCTGCTAGGTGGGCCTAAAGCTCTATCTTCTAAATTAGTGGATGACTTTAGAAAAGCACGTCCTTCCCAACGAATTGAAGATTTGAAGTCTTATACTACGCCACAGGTTGTTGCAGAAATCTTAGATCCTGTAGTTAAAACAGGACAGGATTTGGTGCCCTATGTTAAAAATCTACCTCCCAGTCAAGTACCTTCCGTAACTAGTGAACTAGCTACAGAATTGAGTCGACTTGCAGAAAAAGCAGGTGCTTCGTCGAGAGAGGCGAGAACAGCAAAAACTTTCATTGATGATCTTTTTAATCCAGATCGTGATAAACTTTATAGCACTATTCAGCAAGAAGCGCGTAATCTTGTCAGGCAGTCTTCTTCTGGTATTCTTAATCCTCAAACGATGCATAAAATTACTGATGAGACATACAAAGTATTAGGTGCTAATCCTAAACTTTTAGGTCGACAGACAGAACAAAGTAGAGTAACTGAAGGCATCATGACCAAGTTTGCCACTTGGTGGGGTGCTAAAGATCTCAAACCATTCTCTAGAGAATATATTGATACAGCTAGGAATGTTGCTGCCGCTTTCTCTGAGACCATGCGTCCATTAGTTAGAAGTACTACAGCTACACAACGTAAAATAGCCTTCTCTGTGGCTCAAGGTAAAATTTCACCAGGATCTCCAGCAGAACAAGAATTGGCAACTCAATTTAAGTATATTGTTGAACGCTTAATGGGTACCCATGGAATTAAAGATAATGCAGAAGCTGTTGTATTACGTAGTGGTACTTTACTTAAAGAATTAAATGATGAACTTCCTAAGAATTTGAGATTAATTGATACTAAGGGTGCTGATAAATTAGGTAGAAATTTTGATTATCGCAACGGTAATTGGATGCATTCATGGAAAGAATGGGATGTTGACGAACCAGCAGAAGCTTTATATCAACTTACACGTTCACTTCAGATGGTTACCCGGAAAAACTCGATGTGGGATGACGCGGCTGCTCGTTGGGGAATGCCTATTAAAGGAGCAGAGTTCCAGCATCAAGTAGAAGGAATTTCTAGACTTGCTGGTACTTATTTTCCAGAACAGATTGCAACTCAATTAACTAATTTACAGCGGCAGTTGACTAGAGACGTGTTCAGAACGCCCCATAAGGCAATTGAACTTTTTGACAAAGTACAAAGGATGTGGAAAACTGGTGTCACTATCTACTCTCCATCGCACCATATTCGTAATCTTAACGGCGATATCTATCTTGCTGCCCTTGACGGCGTTGTTAGCCCTAGGCCTTATGCAATTGCAACTAAAGTACTCCATGCTTTTCCGACTCGTTACAAGAGCTTGGAATCTGTTTTTAATATTATGGATCCTGGGCTTCGTGATCGTGCTCTTAGATCTCGTCCTGGCAATACTGTACTCACCACAAAACGCGGCGATAGGTTAACCGCTGAGCAAATTTATCAAGCTGCTGAATCTCAAGGTTTATTTATTAGAGCAATGCACGTTGAAGATTTAGTTGGAGATGCTGCTCCTGCATTTGGTACATTTGGAGCCAATTTTAAACCTCTTGGAGGTAAACTTTATGATGTTGCAACCAGAACATCTGAACTTAGAGATCACTGGGTCAGACTTGCTCATTTCGTTGATGTCCTTGGAAAATCGAATCAACCACTCAGAGTTGCTGTTGAACAAGCTGCGAGACGAGTCAAAAAGTTTCACCCGGACGGAATGGACCTTACTGGTTTCGAACAAAATGTACTCAGACGAATCATTCCTTTCTATTCTTGGATGCGGAAGGCAACACCTTTAGTTATTGAAGGCGCTTTAATGCGTCCACATATTACACTTGCATTTCCAAAAGCGATGGCAAATATTCAATTAGCTACAGGAATTGAATCTCAGGGTCCAGCGGATCCTTTCCCAATGGATCAAATGTTCCCAGATTGGTTAAGGGAAAAAGGAATTGGACCCGTTTTACAACCAGGTTCGGGATTGGGTAGAGATGAAACTTGGAGAGGAGAAGCTTCGGGTTACACTATTATTAACCCAACAAATCCCTTTGTCGACCAAATTTCACAAATCGGATCACCTGCAAAAACTCTACTATCATCACTTAGTCCGGCGGCACGAATTCCTATCGAACTCCTTACTGGAAACACTTCACTCGGAATTCCTTTAGAAAGTGTTGAAGGAGGAGTACCTGGTCATTTAGCTCAACAGATTCCCGCTGTTGGAATTGGAGCTAGGATTACAGGTATGACCCGAGATAACGAACCTTGGAATCCTGAACAACTTATTAATTTTTTAACTTCTGCTGGTGTTACTGGAACAGGACCTTATCAGCCCCAGGCACAGACTGAATTAAGACAATTACTTACAGAAATTGCGAAACGGAACCGTGGGGATTACAGATAAACTTCTGGGATTAACAGAAGAAAAGCCAGAACCAAATAATTCTTGGATTAAAGAATTAATTGATAAACGATATCAACCTAAAACTGAAAGATTGAAACGAGAACCTATTGGATTTACCTTTAAAAGAGATCCTTTTGATCCTAGTTCTTACTACAAAGATTTGGGTAGTTTTCGAGATATTTCTAGAGCAGCTACTGCCGTTACTCAGCAAGAAGTAGCAAATAAAGAACAAGCTGACTACGAAAGACGCCAAGAAGAATTAAGAAATGCTGTTGGTGGAATTAATCCTAATTTTAATTATGAGGGTGGAGGAGATTTTAGTGGTGTTAGTAGGAAATACCATCTAAAGAAAGTAACCCCTAATGTAGCCAAAGCTGCTGATTATTGGGGCTCTAAATATGGAATTAAAGATGTAGGTGGATGGCGAGAACATGGATCTGTACCTGGTTCTGACCATCCAAAAGGACGCGCTCTTGACTTCATGACTTATAGTAATAAAAAACAGGGTGATGCTCTTGCTAACGACCTTATTCAGAATTATAAAGCTTGGAATATTAAATACGTTATTTGGAATAGATACATCTGGTCACCCAGTAAGGGATGGAGAAGGTACAACGGTCCATCACCTCACACGGATCATGTTCATGCATCTTTCAATAAGTAATTATTGACGGGAGACCGGATAATTGCGTGAGCAACCAAAGAGACAAAAACGATACCAGGATAAAAAGCTGGATCTTGTTGGCAGTAGGACTATCTGGAATTGGATATCAACAATACACTGGCAAAGTGCATTGGTTGCTATTACTGGTATTTACATCGATGACAGGCGTTCCTATGGCGGCTACACTTATCTCTCTAATAAAGAGTTCGCCCATCGTATTACACTCGGAGTCTTCTCAGCCGGAATCTTCGGAGCAGGAATCGGAGAACTCCTCTTAGAATTACTGAGGAGCTGACTGTGGCTGATAGACCTACATTTATTATGGTACCTAGAAGGTTGATGTATACTTGGGTAGCGGTAACTCTGGTATTGTTTATAAGTATCTTATCTTCTTTTCAATACGCAAATTATGTAGATAGAGAAAGTAATAAACAATGGTGTAGTGTGATAAGTTTATTCAATCAAGCATACAGAGAGAATCCTCCTCCCAGTGAACTTGGAAAGAAAATTGCAGCAGGAATGCTTGTTCTTCAACAAAAATTTTCTTGCGGAAAAACATAGAAAGGCCCCCGGCTT